CACTGGAAGGGCTGCCGGATATATTGATATGGGATATCAATGTGGCGTTGTCCGGCGTTAGCTTGTCCGGCTATTGCGGGGACGCAGATTCCCAGCCGCTGACGTACATTACGAGGGCAGGAGCGTGGCCAACTGGTGTGTCGTTAGCTGTTGACGGCACGCTTTCCGGTACGCCGACAGTAGAGAACGAGTCGGGCGTAACTCTGGACAATATATGTCAAGACCCCGGACTGCTGGCCAGTGTGTTCGACGTAACGGTCTACGTGATTGATACTTGGACCATGCCGGACTGCACCGGAGACACGGTAGCGGCTTGTATCACGGCTGTGGATGCTGTGGCGCCGTGGTATGAAGGGGTAAGCATATCCACTTCCGGTGAGTGCAGCACGACGGTTCCTGTAGGTGATATTGTAAGCCAATCGCCGGAAAAGCTGTCAGAAGTGGATAATCCGTTGGAACTTATCAGTGTTGGCGTGTCATTGGGCGAAATTTACCCGAACTGCATTCAGTCGTCAGCCAGTGGAAAAACGAAACTTATTCGAGGTGTGAGCATAGGACCATGAAGAAACTAATAGCGATTATTTTATGCCTGATGGCGTTTCCATCGTTTGCTGCGACCTGTAAAATCAGCGAATACACATCGCTGGTAGTGGATAGCAGCGGGCGTGTGGTGCCGGTGGCTGCAGAGCCGAGTTTGCCATCTCAGAACGTCATTTTTACGTTCACGACGCAGAGTGCGGCATTCAGCACATCGCCCAGAACGATGTTCGTGCGTATTATCTGTGACGCAAAGGCGCACTTCGTTTTTGGCACCAACCCGATAGCCACGGCGACCAGTCCGTACCTGGCACCAGACATCGGTGAATACTTCGGAGTGGCCGGCGGCGGTACATGGAAAGTCGCATTTTATGACGGTTCCAGCTAACGAACTGATTCCGGCGTTATCGGAACTGCAGGGTATCGATCGAGAGATTGCCCTTGAGATTCACGGACAGGAGTTTGCGCAGTACGGTGACAAGGTAAAACGGGCTTTCGACAAGGCCATAGAAACGCCGAAATACGGTCGTTTTGAGGCGCTGGACCGAGAGGTCAGGAAAGCCGAGGAAGAGGAAGACTTTGCTATTCTGATTATGGCGGTACTGAACTAATGGATCAGGTCGAAATACAGCTCCCGAAAACACGGGTGAAGGAAGGCGACAACTTCACGGCCACGGTATATTTCCGTACAAGGGCCACAAAGGCCGCTGCTACGCCAACCACAGTGCGCTACAAGGTCGATTGCCTGAAGACCAGACAGACCGTACTGGACTGGACCAGCGTGTCTCCTGCCTCGTCTGTGAGCCTGACAATCCCTGCGACGGTCAATGCAATCCAGGACGACACCAACGACATAGAACGAAAGCAGATACTGGTACAGGCCGATGCCGGACTTTCGACCCAATCCACCGGCAGAACTATTTACCAGGTGGAAAACATTTACGGGATAAGCTGATGGCACTTTACCTGGCAGATCTTGAAACAGAAGATGGTACAGTCGGTCAAATCTACAATGCCGACTCAATGGCCGGGGCTGAAATGATTGCTGTCGAGAACGGCTGGGATTTCGTGGGTGAGCTGATCGAATCGGTTGAGCTCACAGAATCCCAGTTCGCCATGATTACAGACAGCCTGACACCGGATACGGTGCACTAGTGGCTGCCCGACTAACCAAAAGACAGGCCGATCTGCACAAGGAATCCATACGGGTGAGTATGCTTCTGAATCGCCTTGAAGATCATGCGCTTGGAAAAGTCGATTTGACGCAAACCCAGGTAAGGGCAATTGATATCCTGCTGAAGAAATGCCTGCCAGACCTGAAAGCCACTGAACATACCGGAGCCGATGGTGGCCCGGTCGAAATCAGCTATCCGATTGCCGGCATTCCCTCGAAACAAACCGATGCCGAATGAAGTTCCTATTGAGATCCCCGAGAAGCTGTTACCGCTGATTTATCAGAGTGCGCGGTACAAGATTGTCTACGGTGGCAGGGGGAAAGGCGCTACCTGGTCGTTCGCAAGGTGCCTGCTGCGTCTTGGCATGGCCCAGCGAGAGCGCATCCTTTGCGCAAGGGAGATACAGAGAACCATCAAGGAATCGGTGCATTTCGTTCTGAAGCGCCAGATCGAGATATTGGGGCTCGAGCATTTCTACACGGTCAAGGAAACCGAGATCGTAGGACTGAACGGCACCACGTTCATCTTTGCCGGTCTTAGAGACATGGACGCTGCCAAGCTCAAGTCACTCGAGGGTGTGACACGGGTTTGGGTCGCTGAGGCGCATGTTATTTCAGACAATTCATGGCGGGTGCTTATCCCGACCATTCGGGAACCTGATTCGGAGATATGGGTCGAGTTCAATCCGGAGCTCGCCACCGATCCGACGTATGAGCGGTTTATCACCAATCGACGGCACGATTCACTGGCTATATTCATGTCGTGGAGGGACAACCCGTGGTTTCCTGATGTGCTTGAAAGGGAACGGACCCAGGACTTTGATGACGATATCGAGGACGGAAAACCTACGTACAATTACGTATGGGAAGGCAAGCCAAAGCCGGCGGTCGAGGGCGCTATCTTTGCCAATGAGGTCGCCCGGTTCGAGCGGGACAATCGTTTTCGGTCAGTTGACTGCGATCCTATGGGATTGGTGCATGGCATCATGGACCTGGGCTATGGGGTGATGACGATGACGCTGGCGCAGCGTTTTGCCTCGACTGTGCAGATTGTCGGGTACAGGGAATGGCGAAACAGTACCTATGACCTGATTACTGCAGACCTTCGCAATGACCAGGCTTTGAAGGAATATCGTTGGGGCAACATTTTCATGCCTCACGACTCGGCCCACAAAGACCCGAAGACCGGCGAGTCACATAAAGCGGTTATGGAGGCATTGGGCTGGAAGGTCGAAGACGTTCCGCAGATCGGTATTGAAAACTATATTGAAAAGGGGCGCCGGTTGTTTCGGTCCTGCTATATCAACACCGAGAACGGCGGCAAGGATCTGATGAACTGTTTGAGACGGTTCAAGTACAACATTCCGGCCAATGCGGATACGGACAAGGAACGTCGAGCTCCGAAGAAGGATGACTGGAGTCATGGTGCTGAGTCTTTTTGTTACACTGCTGTAGTCGCTGACCAGCTGGTAAATAACCCTGTCAGGGTCAGTGACCCCTATCGAGGATTTGAACGTGGATATGCAGCCTAAAGACCTGCTCCAAAAGGTCATGGATCGGTACAGGATCATGTACGAGGCGGACGAAGAAAACCGTCGTTATGGTATGGAGGACATGAAGTTTGTAAACATCCCTGGTGCGCAATGGGATGAGAACATGAAGATCGAGCGGGGTAAAAGACCTTGCTACGAGTTCAACAAACTGCGTATTTCGGGCAAACGCATTATCAACGACATGCGGGCTAATCGACCGGCCGGCAAGGTCAGGGCTGTCGAGGGCGGCGATGTAGAGACAGCCGAGATCAAGGAAGGGCTGATACGTAATATCTGGAACGTCAGTGATGGCGATACGGTGATCGACTACGCGGCTGAATACCAGGTCAATGCCGGTATGGCGGCATGGAGGGTCGATACGGAATACTCGTCTACCACGGCATTCGATCAGGATCTGTTCATCCGACCGATAGGAAACCCGTTTTGCCTGTATTGCGATCCATCGGCCAAAGACTTCCTGAAACGTGATGCCGAAGACTGGATATTGACCGAACGTATCTCGAAAAAGGCTTACGAGTCGAAATACCCGAAGGCCGACAAGATCGACTTCGAGACGCTTGGGGGCTTTGACGATGCGGACTGGAACGATGAAGATCAGGTCAGGATAGCGGAATACTGGTGGAAAAAGCCGCATATCAAAGAACTGTGGAAAATGCAGTTCCCGAACGAGGAAGAGGTCAAGATTGTCGATTCTGAATCGGATGAAGGGCTGGCCATTGCCAAAGACCCTGCGCAATCGAGCCTGATTATTGCTCGCCGCGAGGTTCAGACGTCGAAGATCATGCATTGCATCGTCTCGGGCCAGGGTGTGATCGAAAAGCCCACGGAATGGGCGGGGTCTATGTTCCCGTTTGTGATGATCTACGGTGAGTACGTGCAGATCGACGGAAAAACCCATTGGTGGGGCCTGCCTCGGTTCGCCAAAGACGCGCAGCGGGCCTATAACGTCGCCAGAACCTCTATTTCGGAGAAGATCGCGATGCAGCCGAAGTCCAAGTTCTGGGCGACGGCAGCGCAGGCAGAGGGGCTTACGGACCAGTGGACTCGGGCACACAAGGAAAATCTGCCGTTCCAGCTGTATAACGCCGATCCGAAGGCGCCCGGTCCTCCGCAGATGATGTCGGAATCCCCTGTACCGGCGGCGTTGATTGCCGAATCACAGATTTCTTCTGACGAGATTAAAGCGGTTACGGGCATATTCGACGATTCGCTGGGTAACAAGACCGACTCCCAGTCCGGTCGGGCGATTTATGCCCGTCAGCAGCAGGGCGAGATCGCGACCTTCAATTACCAGGACAACATGGCGAAGGGCATCAAGCGGACTTACGAGCTGTTGCTGGACCTGATCCCGGCCATTTATGACACGGAACGGGAATTGAGGGTACTGGGGTCGGATGGTGCCGAGGATTACAAAAAGGTGAACCAGGTGGTGTTCGACAATGCCACGGGCAAGACCATTACTATCAACGATATGGCATCGGGTCGTTATGACGTAACGGTAACGGTGGGTCCGAACTTCTCGACCTTGAGGCAGGAGGCGGCCGAGACTTACGGCCAGCTGGCGCAGCAATTCCCGCAGATCATGGAAATTGCCGGTGACCTGGTGATGAAGTCTATGGACCTGCCTTATGCCGATGACATTGCCGAACGTATCAAGACCATATTGCCGCAGCCGATTCAGGACATGCTGGGCAAAGACAAGCAAATGCCGCCGGAGGTCATGCAGGCAATGGCGAAGGTGCAACAGGCCATGCAGCAGGTGCAGCAGCACGGTCAATTGGTGCAGGCGGCAGCGGCAGAGCTCGAAACCGATAAATCGGCATCCGAAAAGCAGAAAGCGGAGTTGAAGACCGAACTGGCCAATATCAAGGCGGCCCGTGCTGAGTTCGATGCGCACGTGGCGCAGGAGCTTTTGAAGCTGGTGCAGAAAGAGTCCGGGCTTGTGGTCAAGGATGCGAACCTTATCAGCAAAGAAGCCAACCTGAGTGTGAAAGAGGCACAGATGCGCGATGTTGACGAGACGACCTTAACGGTCACATCACTCGACAATGCGCTGGCATCGTTTATGCAGATAGCCGATAACGAGCTGCAGAAAATCAAGCAGAAAACGTCCGAAATCGAGGCTAAGGCCGGCCGTGAGCCGGTTGATATACAAACCCGCAGGGACGGTGGTAAACTTATAGCAGATGTACAATATTCCGATGGCAGCAAGCGTTCGTTGAAGGCTGTACGGGATAAGGGAAGTCTGAAGATATTGCCCGACGCCGAGGCTTAGAGGCGGCAAAATTCGCTTGTAAAGGCGCACAACATGGCTGAGATTGAACCGGAGATTCCGGAGGGTGCAGACGCGAGTCAGGACCCCGAACTTGAGGCATCGGAGGCGGAGGCTGAAGAGGTCGAAAGCAAGGGCAGTGAAAGCGAAGCAGAGTCACCGACTGCCGAGGACGACAACCTCGAGGAAAAAACAAATCCGCTACAGGAGCGGATTGACAAGCTGACCAAGCGGTTTTATGACGCGGACCGAAAGGCTCAGGAGAAAGACCGTGAGATTGCGGAACTGCGAGAGCAGTTAAGCAAGCCGAAGGAAGACGCGAAGACGCTGGAAGACTTCGATTACGACCAGAACAAGTACATATCGTATCTTGAGGAACGGATCGAAAAGCGGGCAACGGAGGCAGCGGAACGGGTCGCAAAGCAATTCCAGACCAGGACCGAGGCAGAACGTACCTACAACCAGTTTCTGGAGCGGGCAGCGAAGTTCGAGGAAGAGGCGAAGGACTACCAGGACGTTATCAGTCCCGATGGCAACCCCAGTCTCGTGATTACCCCTACGATGGCGCGTGAAATTCATGCGTCCGAACTTGGCCCGCAGCTGGCGTATTATCTCGGCAAGAACACGGATATTGCTCTGGAGCTTTCACGACTGCCTGAACGTGACATGGTTCGTCGAATGACGTTGCTGGAAGTGGAGTTGAAGACTTCAAAGAAGGCGGCGATACCGAAGAAGGTCAGCAAGGCTCCCCCGCCGCCGGCCAAGATCAAAGGGTCGGATGCAGGGCTTCGGGTATCACCTACCGACCCGGCATCAGACAAGTTATCCGATGAGGAATGGTTCAAAGCGGAGGAAAAGCGAAAAGCTAAACTCAGAGGATAATTAAGTGGCTGCAAATAACATTCTTACGCCGCTGATGATCACTCGTAAGTCTTTGGACGTTCTGCACCAGAAGTTGAATTTCGTGGGCAACGTCAATCGTCAATACGATGATCGTTTTGCGCAGACTGGCGCTAAAATAGGCCAGACCCTGAACATCCGTATGCCGTCGAGATACACGGTCAGAACGGGTGCAACTCTTACCCCGCAGGATCACTACGAGCGTTCCACGCCGTTGTCTATCACCAGCCAGTATGGTGTTGACGTGTCGTTCACCACGGTTGACCTGACCATGAACCTGGACGATTTCAACGAGCGGATCATCGACCCGGCAATGGCCCAGCTGGCCGCAAAGATCGAGGGCGATGCGCTTTCGGTGGCTTACAAGCTGGTGAACAACTACACCAACGCGACGACCGACGGAAAGATCACCTACAAGCGGTTCCAGCAAGGCGGCGCCAACATCACCAAGCAATTGGGTCCGCTGAGCCAGCGAACGGCTCTGCTGTCGCCTGATTCCCAGGTGGAGTTCAACGATGCGGTCAAGGGGCTGTTCCAGTCTCAGGACAACATTCGCGCCCAGTACCGTGAGGGAATGATGGGTCGTACTGGTGGTTTCGATGTGTACGAAAACACGTTGCTGCCATCGCATACCACTGGAAACCTCGACAGTGCAGCCGCGCTGACCGATGGCGCTACTCTGGGCACGGGCACGACAACGCAGAACGTATGGGTATCGCAGACCGACCTGTCGGTAAACGGTGTTACGGCAGATACACTAAAGGCCGGCGACATCATCACCATCGACCAGTTGTATGCGGTTCATCCGGAGACGAAAGCCAATACGGGCAAGCTGCAGACCTTCGTTGTTCAGAGTGACATCACCCTGACCACGGCAGCGAACAGCTATACCGTGACGGTGAAGCCGGGCGTTATCTGGGGCACCGGAAATGCATACCAGAACTGTGTACTGTCGGGATCGACCACAATGGACAACCATTCGGTTGTACAGATCGGTGCGATCAGTTCGGCATTTGGCCAGGATCTTCAGTTCCACAAGGATGCTTTCGTGTTCGCCACGGCAGACCTTGATGATGTGTCGAAGTACGGCGCATGGGGCTCAAGGGCTCAAAAAGACGGCATTTCGATGCGTCTGGCCAAGCAGTACACGATCAGTTCTGACACGGTTCCGTGTCGTATCGATGTCCTGTGGGGCTTTGCCGGTCTCTATCCGGAACTGGCTAACAGGCATATGTACGAGCTCGACCTTCTGTAATCACTCGGGGGCTCCGGCCCCCTTTTTTTAATGGGGCAGGGATGAAAGAAAAAAAGATTGCGAACAAGAATATCTACGATGTGCCGCACGTATACGTTGCTACTCCGGCGTATGACGGCAAGGTGCACGGAGACTTTGCGCAGTCCTGCATGGAGGCGGCTCAGGCGGCTACCGTTGTGGGAATCCGTATTACGGCAGCGGTCATGGGGAACAGTGCGTTTATTGACCTTGCCAGAAATTTGTTCGTGAAGTTTTTCATCGAAGACTATCCAGACTGTACGCATTTCCTGTTTATCGATTCGGACCTCAAGTTCGAGCCACGGGCTTTTGTCGAGGTGGTCAGGCATTGCACCAAAGAACGTCCTGTAATTGCCGGTGCCTACCGGAAACGACAGGATATCGAGGAATATCCGATTCGCTGGACGCCACATCCGGAACTGTCGAAAGACGGTGTTGATCGGTTGTGGTTCGACGAGGCGGGGTTTCTCATGTGCAACCGGGTTGCCACGGGGTTTTTGTGCATCCGGCGCAATATCCTCGAGGAAATGAGCGAATCGGCAGAGACCATGCAATTGAAGGGGCATGGCTATGTGCCGAAACTGTTTTACACCTATCTCGACGAAGAAAAGCGTTTTGTCGGGGAGGACTTCGCCTGGTGCGACGATTACCTGAAGAAATACGGCCAGCAAATCAGTGTATGGCCTGATTTCGATTTTACTCACGACGGTTTCAAGGGCAATTATCAGCGCTGGATCAAGAAAAACGCCGTTCCGCTGGACGAAAAGGGTCACGCGGTAAGAAAAACGATCAATAAAAGAGAACCCACGCGGAGTGTCGCATAATGGAATTGCTCATCGGCTGCGGAAACCGCAGGAAAAAAATGTTCGGCATTCCCGATGTCACCCCGGAGGACTGGACCGAACTGGTGACGCTGGACATTGACGAAGACCTGAAGCCTGCCCCGGACGTTATCTGGGATCTGAACAATCTTCCGTTGCCGTTTGACGACGATATGTTCGACGAAATCCACGCTTACGAGGTGTTGGAACATACCGGGACGCAGGGCGACTGGCGGTTCTTTTTCAACCAGTTTTATGAGTTCTGGCGTATTCTTAAGCCCGGTGGATTGTTTTTCGGCACAACGCCGATGTGGGACGGAATCTGGGCATGGGGTGATCCGGGTCATAGAAGGATCATCAGTTCCGGGACTCTGGTGTTTTTGAGTCACAAGGAATACAAGATACAGGTTGGCAATGGCGCGATGACGGACTACCGGAAGTACTGGGATGGCGACTTCGAGCTGTTTGCGGCCAAAGAGGAAGGCGAGACGTTTGGCTTTGTGTTGAAGGCGATCAAAGAGGAATGACATGTCGACCAATCTTGCGATTATCGAGGATGCACTCAGGGATCTGAATGTTATATCCGAGATTGATGATGCCAGCCCGGAGCAGGGTGCATACGGACTTCGGAAGCTCAACCAGATCATGGAGCTTTT